CAGACCAGCCGGATGCTGTTCAAGGCGAATGGCGACATCCAGCTTGGCGTCGATTCGTTCTTCACGTTCGATGAACACGCCTCGGCTCCTGCTACTCCTGCTTCTGGAAAGGTTGCGCTGTACGCTAAGTCTGACGGCCATCTGTACCAGAAAGACGACGCTGGCACCGAGACTGACCTCACATCCGGCACTACTCCAACTCGCTCTTTCGGTGCTTCATGGGGCAGTTCCTCCGCGCTAGTAGCTGCGGACTGCGCCGACGTGATCGTTCACGTACCGCAGGCGGGCACCATCACTGGAGTCTACGTCTACACGCAGGGGGGCAATGGCTCCTGCGTCATCGACATCTGGAAGGATACCTACGCCAACTTCCCGCCTACTGTGGCGGATACGATCACCGCGTCAGCGAAGCCTACGATATCAGCGGCGGCCAAGTATTCGGATACGACTCTGACCGGATGGACGACCTCGCTCAGTGCAGGAAATGTCCTCAAGTTCCATGTCGATTCGACTTCCACCTTCACCAACATCAACGTCGTTGTAACGTACCAATAGTAACTATGGCAACTTCTTCATGGACCACTGCTGCCATTCAGGATACGGATGCCAACTTCCGTATCTGGGGCAAAGAACTTTCAGACAAGCTGCAAGCGATGTCCTCGACTCCCGGCCTTGTAAAGACGGGTGACACAGGGCAGATCGACTGGACGACGGTAACGCGCGCTGCCGTCAACTCCGATGCTGGTTATGAGGTTTACTACCTAAACGACAGCTTGCATGGCACTGGTCCGATCTACTTCAAGATTTACTACGGTGCTGGTTCCAACGTAGCTTTCTTTCGGATACGGGTGGAAGTAGGTACGGGTAGCAACGGTAGTGGCACAATTACTGGCACGATTGCCTCCGTGCGAACCATTACCGCATCCAACGCGGGAAGCGCAACTACCTACGCATCGTATCTGTGCGTGAACACGGGCTTCGTTGGTCTCTTGTGGAAGACCGCCGCCAACTTTCAATGCGGTTTCACTATCTGCCGATCCTGCGACTCTGACGGCACCCCGAACATCAAGGCGGCGCACGTCGTCTGGTCAAGTTCGACAACCCCCTGCATACACCAGACCCTTCGTTTCGAGTCTGTTGCAGCCGCCCAGACAGCCGATAGCAACGGCTACGTATCTGTCGTTCCTGGTTACGCCTCTAGCAGTGCTGTCGGGGCGGACTATCAGGTGTACTTGTGTTGGATGAACGCGCCAGATGTGCGACCGATATTCGGACTTGCGTGCGTCATCAATGCAGACTACCCACTGGGAACAACTTTTTCGTGCGCATTGGTTGGGACAACTGCTCGCACCTATCTTGCCGCAGGAACCTGCTTGAGGTCTCCCGCTAATGGGTCTTCCTCTTACGGACTCGCCATGCTGTACGAGTAACGAAAATGGCAGCAATCAGAACTCCAGCAGTAATTGACTTTGACGGTCCCGGCTATCCACGGAGCCAGAGCTACGTCACTGCTCCGGGTACTCCGGCCACCTCTCCGGGAGTTAACCCAATCGTCACCCCTAGACCGGATCAACTGACAAACGCAACCGGCGGCGGAACGTCCGCATACCCCGTAGGAGGCTGACGTGAGCGCAACCAAACGCGAGATTCAGCAGTACCTCTACGGTCTTGCCTCCACCTACGAGCGCCTCTCGGCCGAGCGCAGTTTCCTGATGAACGACGTGCAGACCCGTCTCGCGGCAGTCAACGCCGAGCGGCAGGAGATAGTGGCAGAAGCACAGGCGCAGCTTGACCGTCTTAACGTCCTGCGATTGGCTGATGGCGAGGCCGCTCTTACTCTCCAACAGGTTCGGGACATCGTAAATCGAGTGGGCCAACGTGGTCCTAGAGGCTGACAATGACCTATCTTGAACTCATCAATAAGGTGCTGCGCGGACTCCGCGAGCGAACCGTGTCCGACCTCGCCGCCGACTACACGCTGCTCGTCGGGCAGTTCGTGAATGAGGCGAAGGATGAAGTTGAGCGGGCTTGGAAATGGAAAGCCCTCCGTACCAATATCACCTTCAACACGGTGTCTGGTACGCAGGACTACAACCTCGGGACAGGTGGGGTAGGCTCGGGCGGCACCACTACGCAGAAGTCCTCGCTCGTCTATAATGACCGCAAGGAGCCTCAGTTGTTCATCACCACGAACAACTACGAGAGCCGCCTTGTGGAAGTACCGCGAGAGCGCCACGTAGAACGCATCGCTTACGACCTCGACAGCAACTCAACACCCGCCCTGTTCTCTACGAAGCGGTCAAGCACCGGCATCACGGTGTCCATCTACCCGAAGCCGGATGGGGTGTACGCCCTACAGGGCACGTTCTATATCCCGCAGGACGAACTCTCGGTCTACTCGACCACGATCAGTTGTCCTCCGGAGCCGGTCTGGAAGCTGGCCCTTGCCTACGCGGCTTCTGAGCGCGGCGGCGGTATGGGCGAGCAGGCTCCTGTCCTGATGGGGAAGGCCAATCAAGCCCTGTGGGCGGCTATTACGGAAGAAGCCGAAGATAGCGAACTGACGTTCTACGAGGAATAGCATGGCGCTCCAGCCTGTAACCTTCCCCTCCCCCGGCTTCCTTGGCATCAACAAGGCCAAGCAAGACGTTCCGCTGGGCCCTGAGTGGGCTACGGAAGCCCGCAACTGCGTCGTGGACTCCGCAGGGCGGCTGGCTGCCCGTAAGGGCTGGACGAAGCTGACGACGGCCGCGATGACGGGCACTCCTACCGTAGTAGCCCTACATGAATACTTGCAAAACGACGGCACTTCGCTTATAATCGCCGCTACAGCTACGAAGTTGTGGCACTCGGCCGATAGCGGAGCGACGTGGGTTGACAAGACGGGGGCTATTACAACCCCGACTACCGGCAATTGGCAGTTCGTCAACTTCAACGGCAATGTCTACGGTGCCAATGTCGGGCACGCGATGGTCGTCAAGACGACGACTGGTAACTTCGCGGCCCTGACGGCAGCTACAGGCACCATCCCCGCGAACCCGGTGTGCGTGTGGGCCGCGTTCGGCCGCCTGTGGACCATCAGTTCGGATTACCAGACCCTCAAGTGGTCGGCCCTGCTGGACGCTACGAAGTGGGCTACAGCGGACGGTGGCGGGACGCAGGATCTAGGCTACCTGTGGACTAAGGGTACGGATCAGGGCATCGCTATCGGAGCCTTCGGCTCTACCCTGTGCGTGTTCGGCAAGCGCCACATCTTCCTGTTCACGGACGGCGCTGGCTCAGATCGTGGTCTCGACCCTAGTACCATGTACGTAGGGGACACCATCGAAGGTGTTGGCATCCTCGGCCGCGACACGGTGCAGTCTATTGGCGAGGGCGACCTGATGTTCCTCAGCCAGAACGGCCTGCGGTCCATGTCCCGCGTCATTCAAGAGAAACAGACTCCGTTCAACGACATTTCCGGCAACAACCGGGACTACGTGAACTCGACCTTGAACGTCTCCACAGTGGATGCGTACAAGATGCGATCTTGCTTCTCAGCCAAGAATGGCTTTTACTTGCTGACCTCCCCCGACTCCAGCCTTGTCCTGTGCGCGGATACCCGTTCTCCTCTACAGGATGGCACGTACCGCATGTTCAACTGGAGCGGGTTCCTGCCGACCTCGCTCGCGGTCAAGAGCGACCAGACTGTGCTGCTCGGCTTCGCAGGCGGCATCATCGGCTACTACAACGGCTATCTGGACAACACTAGCACGTACCGCTACGCGTACCGTTCGGGGTTCCTCGACATCGCAGAAGCAAATGCCTTGTGGAAGTCTCTCAAGACGCTCAAGGTCATGGCGTTCAGCCCGGGCGGCTACACGATTGTAGTCAAGTGGTGGTTCGATTTCAACCGCAGCCCGTTCTCGGCAACGATTGCAATGGATGCGGACGGCGATAGCCAGTACAACCTTGACGAGTACGAAGCCGCAGAGTACGGCGGAGCCTTGTCGCAGCGCATCGAACGCGTGCCGCTGATGGGATCCGGCCAGTTCTTCCAGTTCGGCATCGAAGTCACAATCAACGGCTCCGCGTTCGCGCTACAGAGCCTCACGGCTTACTACGAAGGGACCAGACTAGCATGAGCGACTACACCAAAACTACGGACTTTCTCGCGAAGGACGCATTGGCGGCCGGTGATCCTGACAAGCTGGTTCTCGGCGCAGAGTTGGACGTGGAGTTCAATGCTATCGCGGCGGCCCTAGCGACTAAGACGGACGGCAACGGCGCGGTCACTACGGGCGACAAGGGGGACATTACAGTGTCCGCTGCGGGCCTTACGTGGACCATTGACGCAGGCGTAGTCACGCTCGCCAAGCTAGCGGATCTAACCTACGGCACCTACGGCTCGTTTATCGGTCGCTATACAGCCTCTACCGGAGTACCGCAGGAGAGCTATTTCGGCAACTCCCTGCGTTTCAGCGGAGACACGCTAGTATCCTACAACCACTTGATGACGTATGACGACTACCTCCAGACTACGGTAGTCAGTACCGTCACTGCGACAGCCCTGACTACGCATGATTTCGCTGGAGGCACTGCCGAGGGCATGACTACCTCCGGGGATGTCCTCAAGTTCAGTGCTAAAGTCCGTGCTATCTGCGCCACAGGTTCACCGGAAACGATGACGCTTACGGTCGGAACAGGCGCTTCTGGCACTACTGTAGTGGCAACGGCAGCAGTTCCGGTAGCCACGGGCACCACGGTTGAGATAGCCGTCGAGGTTGAGATTGTCCGCACGGGTGCCACGACTGGCGAAATGGTCGCTACGATGACGGTCAGTGACTACCACGCAACGGTCCCGCAGGCTGTGACCCGTACCGTTCATCACGGCACAGTGTCTATCACTTGGGCCAGCGCGCACAAGATCATCCTCAAGGCGCAACCGTCCACGTCCAGCGCGAGCCTCTCGGCAGTGCATCGGTTCTCGGAAAGCAACACGTTCTCTGGCGTGTACTAACATGGCTGCCAAGCGCAAAGCGCCTAACAGGATGACAATGGAGCTAGACGATATACTAGAGCGCGTCACACGCGCCGAGGAGCAAGCGAAGGCTGCTACTGAACTGCTGACGGTTCGGCACTCGGAGACCGTCGATTACATGAGGTCGGTAGACTCCAGACTAGGTACGCTGGAGCAAGCTCTAGCCAAGTACACCGGGTTCTGGGGAGCCATCATGCTGATTTCCTCGGCAGTAGTTACGTGCGTCATGCTCGCCAAAGAGTTCCTGTTCAAGAAGTTCGGGATGGAAGGATAATGGCCCTATCCAGCACACTCGCCGCCATGCTCGGATCCATCAAAGACAAGATGGACCCTAGCAGCGGATTCAGCACAGCAAAACTCCAGCCGCAAGACATGATGACGGCGGGGGCGGCTCCTGCACCGCAGGGCGCGACCCCGTTCGCTCCACTCATGGCGCAGATGCCGCAGAGCGGCTTTGCTCGGCCCGAGGCCCAGCAGTGGATGCAGCAGGCCCTCAGTAGTCCCTACATGCAAGGGTGGGGGAATGGTACTGGCGGCGCTTCTCCCGCCGCCCCGGGCTCCCCGGGCATCGCTCCGGGCGCTCCTTCGCCGACCGCTCCGGGCACAGCCGGACAAGTGTTCGGCCAGCTACAGGGACTCGTCAATCAGGCGAAACCTTCTGCGGGCGACAAGAGCAAGGAAGCCATCACGAACTTTGCTTCCATCGTGGGACCAGCGGCCCTGTCCGGTATGGGCGGCGCAGCCGGTGCCCTTGGCGGCGCTCTCGGTGGCGCATCAGCCCTCGGTCCTATTGGCGCTATGGTCGGTATGGGCCTTAATGTCATCAGCAAGATGTCTAGCTCCAGCAACGGCTGGCGCAACACAGGGCTTGACGAAGCCTACATGAAGAAGATGGCTGCGCAGGCTGGCTGGAAGCGTACAGGAGGCAAGGGTGGCCTACGCTTCACGAAGAATGGTCAGGTAGTAAAGGGCATCGGTGCCGAGCAGCAGATGTTCGAAGATACCGTGAACTTGATCCGCTCGACCGGCCAGCTTCCTCCAAAGGTGAAGTCGCACGCAGGCACGCAGGCGTATCAGGCGCTCATCCAGTCCGGCATCTTCGGCCCGGAGATTACGCAGCAAGCAGTTGACAAGTACGGGACGGGCGGATGGTGAGCAACGTCTATAACGACTTCTATGAGTACATCGCGGCCAAAGGCGCAACGCTGGGGATTCCGCCCAGCCCCTTCGGCCCCTTCGGTTCCTTCAAGAAAAAGAGTGGACCGGCCGCGTCCGGCTCGTCCCGCGCAGGGCGCGTGGGCGGATTGGGGAACGGTGGCGGCAAGATGATGGTGGCGCTCCAGCAAGGGCGCGGCTTCCTCAACCAGAACAGGTAAACGCACATGGCTTGGGCAGACATTTTCAAGGGCGTCGGTGGCGCACTGAACACGGGCGCGAAAGCCCTCGGTGGCTGGGGCAACGTACTCCAGCTTGGCACGAGCCTGTACGGAGCGAACCGTCAGCAGCAGCAGGGCCAGCAGGCAGCCCAGCAGGCTGTGCAAGCGGCTACGCCCATCGGGTACGGCACAGGGTCTATGTACGGTCAGACGACCGTGGACCCCCGCACTCGCCAGATGCAGTTCCAGTTTGGGCAGAATCCCTTTGCCCAACTCATGAACGTGGGCGGCCTCCAGTCCTTCTCCAACGCGTTCTCGGCCCCGGGCGCTGCCTACGGTGGCGCGGCCCCTGAGATTGCGCAGGCCGCACAGGGCATGTTCGGCCCGGGCTTGGAGCAGGAGGCGGCAGGCCGTCTCGGCATCCTTCGCCAGTTGGCCCAGCCCGAGGAACAGAGGGCATCGAACCAGCTAACAGACCGGCTGTTTGCCTCTGGCCGCTTGGGCGGCACGGGTGGAGCGGTCGAGCAGGAAGCTATGGCCCGGGCCCAGTCGGCAGCGGACCTCCAGCGCCAGCTTGCTTCGCAGGACTGGGCCTCTACCCGAGCCCAGAACCGCTTTCAGTCTGCGCTACAGGCAGTCGGTGCCGGTCAGGCAGGCGCGGCCCAGCAGTTCAACATGGGACAGGGCGCTATGGGCGGGCTGTCAGATATGTTCAAGATGCTCTTGCAGCAGGGCAATGTTGGTCTCGGCGCAGCTTCGGCCACGCCGTCCGACATCGCTGCGTTGCAGGCGGGAGCCAAAACGGCCCCGGGTGCGTTCGATGCAGGCGCAGCATGGTTGCAGAACTCCGGAGCCTTCGGTAAGATCGGAGACTGGATCGGCGGCAAGATGGGTATGCCTACTGCACAGCCCACGGCGACCGGCCAGTACGGCCCGATGGCCGGTGGTTACGCGGGAGGCACCTTCGCTCCCCAGCAGTACCAGTACAATACGCCCGTGAGGCCCTACTAATGGCTGACCAGAACAGTCCCTTCGGCGCTCTGCTCACTCCCGACGTGCTTGCCGCCCAGAGGCGGGCGCAGTTCGAACAGGAGTACGAGGGCCAGAATCCGTGGGTGAAGTTGGCGGCTGATGCTGGCTTCAACATGCGGGAAATGGACCGTGCCCGTGGAATCGGCCTTACCCCCGAGGATATCAAGGCGCGTCGTAACGACGAAATCATGACGGCCGCACAGTCCAAGCACGCTGAGTTGGTCAAGAGCGGCAAGGTGACTGCCGATGAGGCGCAGGCCAGCGTACTTGAGGATGCCATCAAGCAGTTCGCTGCGAACGGGGAATGGGAGCAGGCTCTCTCCCTCACTCAGCCTCTCAACACCTTGAAGGAACAGGCGGCCAATCGCCGCAAGTTGCTAGCCGATGCGTCGTACAGCGAGTCGCGTCCCGAGGCGAAGCAGTTGGATCAGGAACTCGCGGGTCTCAGGGCGGATCAAGCGTTCGCTGGCAAGGTCGAGCAGTTGCGGATCGCGGAAATGAACGCGCAGACCGCCCGGGATAAGCTGGACGTGATGCTTCAGATCGCGGAAATGCGGGCCCAGCACGCACAGGAAATGGCCGACGCGAAGACCCGCAAGGAAACCCCGGCTCTATTCAAGTTGCGGACAGCAACCAACACAGCCGTAATGGCGGCTGCGGACGCTGGAGAATTGATGGCGGACCTCCGTGAGCAGATCAAGGCTAGCCCGGGTGCCCTGTCTGACACTGGCGAGTTCGCTACTAAGATGGCGTCCTTCGGCGCGTCCGCCAAGACGGCTCTCCAGAAATCCAACTGGAACCCGGACGAACTCAGGGGTGGAGGTTCAGCTAGCGAGTGGATCAGGCTGAACGTCAGCAACGCTCGGCAGAAGGCTCTCGTCATCAACCTCGCCTATGCGTTCGCTCGTGCCAACGACCCGGGCGGCCGATTGTCGAATCAGGACTTGGAAGCGGCCATGAAGGTTGTCTCCGGTTCTGGTGGTCCCCTTGCTCGGCTCCAGACCCTTGACGATGCGTTCACGGGGTTGGCTCGTGCGACCGAGGGCAAGATCGGCGCGTTGCAGGACGGGGGTGCAGTCCTCGGTCCAAACACTATCCGCCGGTTCCAAAAGTCCATGTCTCGCTACTCGTCTCTCACGAGGGCGGATGTTGAAGCGGCCAAGAAGCCTGCTGCCGCTGTTGCGGCCCCGGCAGGGGCCACGGGTGCGCCGCCGCCCGATATGTCCTTCGATGAATGGAAAGCGTGGAAGGCAGCACAGGGGAACAAGTGATGTCTGACGACAAGGACTATCAAGATTACCTTGAGTATCAGGCATACATCAAGGCTCAGAAGCGTCCGACTGCCCCGACCCGGGTAGACCGGATGCCCCAGATGGGGGCGGTAAGTGCCGAACAGGCCCGGGTAGGTTTGGCTGGTGTGCCGTCTCCTATCTTCGGTGTGGCGCAGAAAGCCACCGGGCTAGGGGAAGGTATGAGGGTACTGCCCGAGGGCGCTACAGCGGCCGTCACGGGCGCTGGCAGGGCCGTCCAAGAGGCTATACAGGGCAAGCCCGAGGAAGCCCTGACGCCCGACGAGAGGGCCATCAAGGGTGGCGTGAGTACGGCTGTCGAACTGGCGCTGCCCATCAAGGGAGCCTCGCTCGCTAAGGTAGGCAAGGTCGCCAAGACAATGCTAGCCTCTGGCACCGCAGGAGCCTTCGGCGCGGCATCGCACTTCGACCCGGACGTGGAGAAGGCTTGGGAGTCGAACCTCGGCCTAGCAGTCGGTACGGGGCTGGGCATCATCTTGGGCCCGCTCGCCATGCTACCGGCTGGCGTCAAGAACTGGGCCACGGAGATTCTGCGCTCCCCGCCCACTCCTACCACGGCGAAGCTCATGCGTGAGTTGCGCCAAAGCAACATCTGGAAGTCTGCCGAGAAGCGACTGACCCTCGGCCAGTCTACCGGCGACGTGCGGATCGAACAGCAGGAAGCCCGCGTGCAAGCGCGACGGGCCAACAGCGTCTACAACCAGCAAGTCGAAACGGCAGAGCGCAACTTCAACAAGGTGCTTGCTAAGGTGGGCGGCCCGACCGAGCGTGCCCCAGCCGACTTGGCTGTGGAACTCCGCGAGGCTCTGAACAAGGACCGAATCGCCCGTGCCAATTTGCGGAACAGCAAGTATGGTGGGGCGATAGACGAAGCCGAAGCCATCGCGAAGCAGGATCCTGCCGACGCTATGGGCGTCAAGACAGACAACTTCGCTACTACCCTGCGGGACTACAAGGTGTCTCGTGAGCAGTGGCAAGTGCTGGCAGACTCGGCTCCCCCGAAGTATCGGCGGGCGGTCGAGGAAGCACTCGGGATGCTGGAGAAGAACGACGGCCGGATGCAGCTTGGGGATATGATGAAGGTCCATCAGGCTCTCAACACGATGCGTCGTGGTCTGACGCGTGCCGAGAAAAGCGGCTCGACCCTATCAGGACCGGCGGCGGACATGAACCGCATGGCCCGTGACCTACAGGACTCGCTCCAGCGCGACATGACTTACATGGATGACGTGGTGACGAAGGCGAAGGAAGCGTTCGTGAACCAGCCCGTGCCCGAAGGCGTGCGGGGGTTCGACCTCCCGGGCGTCCAGTATCAGGCAGCGTGGGACAAGTTCCGAGCAGCCCGGGCGGACTTCGCGGAGTCCATTCGTAAGGAAAAGTTCATAGAGGCACAGGTCATCGAAAAGCAGTTCGGGTTCCAGCCCGACAAGCCGGACGAAGCGTTCCGTGTGCTGCTCACGGCCCCGAAGCAGGACCAGATCCGGATGATCGACACCCTGAGCAAGCACTTCCCTGACACCCTCCGCGACATCAAGGCGTGGAAGTTGCAGGACGCTATGGAGCGGGCCTTTCGCCAGCAGGCGGCGGGCACTCAGCACGTCTTGAAAGCGGACGCCATGATTAAGGAAATCGCGCTTGGCGAGAACGAAGTCGCTGGCCGGATGATGTGGTCCCCAGAGGAAATGCAGGACATCAAATCCGGTATCGCCTACATGCGCTTGATCCAGTCTAGGTCTGCGCTCAAAGACGCGGGCATTGAGCCGCAGCGCCTCTTTATGGCGGGTATCTCGCAGTCGGCACCGTTCTTGGCTGGGGCAGCCTACAAGTTGAAGGCAAACCCCAAGCTGGAGAAGTGGTTTTTCACGGCGAAGGGTCGTGAAATGCTGAAGGCACTGGCGACGGCTAACCCTAACACGCCTGCGTTCGCGGCAGCACTGGGGTATGCGTCGTCCTTGACAGCGGACGAACTGGCCGAGTAGACTTCACCTATCGTTCGCGGAGGGCACCAATGGATCTAGCACGAGTACGGGCACTCCTGTCTCACCATGAGGGCAGGGTCAGGCACGTCTACAAGGACTCTCTTGGCTTCGACACCATCGGTGTTGGGCACCTTGTAGACAAGAGCAAGGGTGGTGGGCTTCCCGAGTCCATCATCGACGCTCTCCTGAATCACGACATGGGCGAGGCGTGGCACGCCTTGCAAGCAGCGCAGCCGTGGGTCGTGCGTCTTGACGACGTGAGGCAGGCTGTTCTGCTGGACATGGCTTTCAATCTGGGACCAGAGCCGTTCGACCACGACGGCATCAAAGACTGGCCCATGTTCATTAAGCAAGTAGAGACTGGACGGTACGCCGAGGCGGCTGCGAATATGCGCTCGACGCTGTGGGCCAAGCAAGTTGGCAAGCGGGCAGAGCGACTGGCTTCGATGATGGAGTCAGGCAAGTGGCCCTCGGACGTGCCCAATGTCTAAGAGCCCAGCTTACGATCCGCAGCGGCAAGAAGTCTACCGGATGGAGAAGAAGGGCCTGTTCGGTCTGAACAGGACTCGTCTTACCCGGGCAGAGCATCGTCACCTGCTGTCCCTCGGGTGCGCCAAGTTCGGCATCAAGCCCCCTCGCTTGCTGTACAAGCCCGGGAAAGCGTGGGCCGGGTTATACGTGAGTGCCCCGGTGCCTAGTATAACGATGTCCACGACGTATGTAGGCGGGCTCTCCGCCATGACGTTGCTTCATGAACTAGCGCACCACATCGTCTACTGCTGCGACCTCACAGACAGGCTTGCCCCGCATGGCCCGGAGTTCGTGGGCGTGTATGGCGACCTGATGGAGTGCATGGGGTTCATCCCGTTCGGCTCGTGGGAACTTCTCACGGAGCAGTTTCGTATCGCCCGCTTTGATACCGGCCTCATGACTCCAGCACAAGTCATGGACGCCATAAAAAAGAGGGCAGCCGAAGCTGCCCCAAAGTCTCCCCCCAAAAGCTAGACTAGTCCTCTGCTGGTTCACCAGCCGTCTTGTAATCCGCAGTGTAGCGGTGCGCTACGACGATGCGTGCCGGGTACTTGTCAACAGGCAGCCTCGGGTACACAATCGTCTCGTCCTGCCACACGTACTTGCTGCGGTACTTGAGGCCAAGAGCCTGCTTGACGTGATCCCATAGGGTTGCCGGGTACGACGCCAGCAGCCGAGGCTCGGTGTTCTCGCCCAACAGCCTCAGATGAGTGCTGAGAGCCATTGCTTGCCGGTGAGCAAGGTACTCTATGCTTGTGTCTACCGCGCCTATGATGTCCCGCTCCATCAGGAGCCCCACCGTGTAGCGGTGGACCGTCAACCGGACTTCCTCAGTCTTGTACGCAGTATCCATCACTTGCCTCCGATGAGAGTCATCACGTTCTTGTTGCCCTTGACCACGCTGTAGCGACCCCGCAGCCACGTCCCGCAGCCCTGACACTGGAACCGCTGATAAGCCTGCGTCTTAGTCCTCACCAGCCCTCGGGCTTGGAGCTTATGCGAACCGCACGTCGGACACGACGGCTTCCCGCCATCCCCGTCAAACAGGGGAGTGTTGGGATGCGTGTCGATCCACGGCAGCAGAGCGTAGTACAGTTCCTCAAGGGTCTGGATGTCGCCCATGTTGTACTCGCGCATCTCGGACCACGCTTTGCGCTTGCCGTTCATGCAGTCGATCCACAACTCGTGGCCGCGATTGCTAACCTTGCGGGTCAGCTTGAGTTCCTTCGCAAGATGGTCCATCTTGTTTGAGGCGAACCGAAAGCGCCGCTTGGCTACCTTGAGCAAGTCGATGCTGTGATACGGAGCAGGCGGAGCGAGACGGTACTTGACGAACTCCCGATTGAGAGTAGGCAAATCGAACCGTTCCCCGTTATAGGTCAGCACCGCATCCGCCTCATCCAGCAGGACGTGCATAGCCTTGATGGTAGCCTTGTGCCCGTGGTGGAACTCGGAGCGGAACAGGGGCTTACCCTTCGATCCCAGCCAGCGTGCTGAGAAGCACATGACCCGGCCGGTGTCGATAATCTGGTTGATGCCGATGTTCTGCTTGAACAGCCCCCACGCGTGGGCTGTGATCGGCGCAGTCTCAATGTCAAGAGCAAGTGTTTTCACTGCACAGCGCCCGTGACTGCGAAGATCAAGGTGGCGGCGGCCCATGCCGTCAGCACCATCACGGCTAGGATTGTTAACGTAAACTTCATGATGGGAGACATACATGGCCCTCGCGATTATTGAGAAGATCCTCGGTGGCGTAGCAGCCCCCGTGGTGGACTATTTCAAGGTGCGTGCTGAGAACGCGTCCCGTGAACGCCTGCGGAAGATCGAACTGGACGATGCTATTCATCGCAGGAAGGTCAGCCTCGTTACCGAGGGACTGCACGCCGACATGAACTGGGAAGTCGAGCTAGCCAAACAGGCTGCCTCGTCGTGGAAGGATGAGTACACTCTCATCGTCGTATCCATCCCAGCCATTCTAGCGTTTGTCCGCACGTCGTTCCTCGATGGTCCCGCAATCGTCTCGGCAGGGTTTGCTGCGCTGGGCAATACGCCCCTGTGGTATCAGACAGTGCTCATAAGCCTGTTCCTCGCCACGGTCGGCATCCGCTGGTGGAGACGGTCGCTCTCCGACACGTAAGGCCGGATGGCGCTTCACGTACTGGCACTTCTTCTCGTGCCGTAGCAGGGCCCGCACGAAGGCGTCCGTCCATCCTCGGCGGGCCACTGCCTCAGCGCGTAGGATGTCCCTATCGCTCACTGGCCTGTGCCACGTCGGCGCGGTTGTAGACCTCTGCGGCCTCCTGCCGTGCCCTCTCCGTGCGCTCGGCCGCTTCCTGCTGCCCAAGCTGGACGCCCTGTATAGCCACGGTAAGGGACTGGATCTTGTCCATCAACTGCGCCTTCTGGGCCCACGCCTCAGTCAACTGCCTCTGGAGGCCCTCAACAGTATCCTTAGCACTCACTTCTTCTCCTCCTGCGGCCCCTTATAGGGGCCGTTTTCGTTTGTGACACCCTTCAACGCCTCTCGGTTCAGAATCGCTGACGCGAGAGACAAGAAATACTGCGAGCAATTGCTCGACACTGACACAATAGGATGCTCGTCTTTGATCCGGAGGACGAACGCCAGCGTGTCGATCCTGTCCATGTTGGACATCATCCAACGTATTTGCATTTCGGGAGTCAGCCGCGCAATCGTGTTGCCCAGCGGAGTCACCTTGTTGTCATCGGCCAAGTGCTGTCTCCAGTAGGTTACGGGCTTCCTCGACCTGTTCCTCTAGGTGCCCCGCCACTACGTAGTCAGGATCCGTGTCCTCCATAGCGGCTAACTCGGACCAGCACCCCAACAGGGCCTCTAGGATCAGTTCCAGTTCGTCGTCACTCATCGCAGCACCGTCCACACCAGCAGCCGCAGGGCCTCGCTGAACAGAAATAGAACAAGCATCCACATGAACGTGAAGCCTACGCGCCATAGCCACTTGATGACACGGTTCTTAGCCATAGTGTCAGCTTGCTTGCGCCGCCACTCAAGGCGGCAGACCATCCGCTGCTGTCTCATCGTCTCCACTTCATCAGCATAGCAAGGGTACTTCCCTTTGTCAATGATTGTCTGTAGAGAAGGCCGTAGGACGCAGACACCGAACGGGTTAATCGCCATCGTTGACTCGCTGCACTAGGCGCGTGATGACATCCACAAGAGCGTCGATCCTGTCCTCCAGCTTGACATTCGTGCGCTGGAGTGCCCTCATATTGAAGTCGTAATCCTTCGCTCTGAGGCTGTCTGTGTCCTGCTTTACAAGTACATCGTTGTACTTCACCATCCACTTTTTCGCGTCCTCAGTAGCCTCGCGGGCCTTCTGGGTCACGGCCTCAAGTTGTTCGTTCAGCCGGTTAATTTCTTCCTGTTCGGCACTGTTCATGGACAATGGTCCTCGCCTAGAGAGTCAATGAAGTCCTGCTCTAGCTCCTTTTGGAGTAGGGCTAGAGCCCTCCACGCCACCTTAGCACTGTGGCGCATCCCGTCCTTGTCGAACGTGCCCCGCTCAATGAAGTGCCTGATGAGGGCGTCCGACTCATCGGTGGACTTGGAGCGGTCCCAGTGCAGGCGCTCCCCGGGATGGTGCTGGTCATTGCCAGCCTTGCTGACCCGCGCAACCTCGGCCAGTGCATCGGGAAAGTAGTCCATGACCCCGGTAGCAATGGGATAATTCTTGCGATCTTTCGCATCCGTGGGCAAACTCATCGGCGGCCCCACTTGCTGAGTAGCTGCGTAACTATCTGGTTCGCAATCTCGTTGGCTACTGTGTCAGCCATGACATAGCTTGTTGGCCGCTCGCTGATGTCCACGGTGAACTTATACAGGTGTCCATTCAGCTTGAAGGCAATGTGTACCATGTCCCGAATGTTAATCGGGCTGTACTCGCTCTCCCAGCGTATTACCTGTAGCTCGTGGTTGATCCCGAAGGTGTCCACCACCCCGTTAACAACCTCCTTCTTGGCCTTCTCGCGAAGTTCACCGTATAGACGTGCGGCGTCCGCGTCAGGGTGCTGAGAGGGCTGGTTGACATCGACGTTAATACGCATGGTGAAGGCTCTTGATCTTGTTGAACACGCGGCGCAGGACGTAGCTGCGGACCACTGAAATGATCGTGAAGATGATTCCGACGTGGAACGCTTGGGCCCCGGTGATGTTGAATCCGAATAACGGGAAGATCAGCATGTTGGCTGTCCAGTTAATCGCAAAGCCGATGGCGACGTTGGCCCACGACTCAATCCACGACCCTAGCCGCGTTTGGCTCATCAGTGCAGGCCCTTGCCGAGCGTGGCCTGCTGGCCGGTAACTGCCGAAGGCGTCTTGGCAATCTCCTGCTGGAGCCGCGCCAGTGCCCTGCGGGCCATCCACTGACTGCTGACGATGCGACCGGCATAGAACGAGCCTGCCACAAACTGCCAGATGAAGCCCAGCACCACGAACGGGTACGAGGCAATGATAATCACATAGCGCATTAGGTGTCCTCCTATATGGAACTGTTGTACCACGGTTGGTGCGGTGCCCAGTTGACTAGCCGCTCCATGATGGGGGCATGATACTTGATCCATTCCCCGTTGTCAATCTCTGCTGGATCCCACTGGCACCACGCCAAATGCTCGGCCAGCTTTTCGCGCAGAGAGAAGTACACCCTGCGCTCACCCTCCAGCCCTCCATCAATAGGCACGCTGATAGGGTACAGCATGGAGCCCTTGTTGAACAAGCGCACGTCCTGCACCCCGTACATGAGGGCGTCCAATAGGCCGTTGCTGTTCATGGCAACCACAATGGCCGCGCCATCGAAATCGTCATAGATAGGCCGGTCGCAGCTAACCCGGGCTCCGATGTTGGGGTAGCGGTCTAGCCCGTTGCGTGCTTGCACCGGATGCGGACGGAAACGTACCTCGCGGCCTGTCTCGTGGAACCTGTCAGTCAGCCTCTTGAGCCAGTCCCCGTAATCCTCCACAGCATCCACGATGGCGGCATCCCCGTACACTTGGCCGAGGATCAGCACGTAGCCGCTCTTGGGGTTCAGGTGTACACGAGGCGGCTTGATGATGCTGTCCCAGCCCTTCTCCCGCAGGCGGGCCCCACCGTCCGTCACGAACGGATGTTCTCCCCAGCCGTTCAACCCCTGCCAGCCCGTCACTAGAGTCTGCTTGCGGGGATGGAACAGCCCGTGATCCATGACGCACACGATCACGTTGGGATGCGTGGCGCGAATCTCTTTGGCCCACCCGTTGCCCCAGCAGAACACGATGGCTTCTGGCGGGCATCGGTCGAACGTCTCCCGCACACGGTAGCCTGCTGCTCGTAGCTGGTTCGCGATAGGCGTCATAGCCTTGACCTGATGAGGCACGGGCCGTGTGACGCACGCAATCTGCGGGAACTTCTCAGCCATTACGCACCTTCTCCACCTTCCGCCAGTCGATCTGCTGCCCCCTGAGACACGCGGTAACGGCTCGTCTCAAGAGCCAGCTTGGCTTCGGCCGTGCGGGCGTTGCGTCGGTACTTGCCTTTGCGGGGCATGTCTCGGATGGCTCGCTCAATGGGGGAGAGCCGATAGGTGAATCCAACGCGTTTGATGTTTCCATCCTTGTCCTCTCCGGTGCCTGTCGAGCAGTGCAGCACGATGCGGCGCTTGACGCGGCGCTTCATGTCGGCACAGATGGCTTTCCATTCGTCGCGTGTCATGGTAGTTCCTCCACTGTCCAGCCTTTCTGCTGACAGTATGCACGAATCTGCGCCAATGTCCAGCCCTTCATGTACTTGATGATGGGGGCTACAGCCTCTCCGCGCACGATGCCCGCAACGAAGTGCGGAGCTATGATACGCAGCATCATGCCCACCAGTCCTTCGGCAAGTCGGTGCCGATGTGGAAGTCAATGCCGTGTTTCTTGCACCAGTCCGAGTACCGCTGCGATTTCGTCTTGCTGATCCAGTTGTCCCGCTGGAACACCATCTTGTATTCCTCTAGCGGGTACTCCCGTCGCATAGCAAGAGCGATCTTGCGATCCCGGGCTGTGAACTTGCCCTTCGACTCTACCACAATATCCTTCGCCAGCAAGATGAAGTCGGGGGTGTAGGACACGCGCCGGACGATGTGCTGGTTCCCGCACCCGGTACAGGTGTGGTTCGTAACAGGCAGCGTAAGCTTGAACTTGCGCGACTCGTACTGGAACGGTATGCGGTTCGTCATGAGGAACGACCGAATGGACCGTTCGAACCCGCTGCGGTACTCCGCTGGTTTCTGAGCGTGCTTCTTACGCGGCTTTGCCATTGCGCAACCCCGTCCAGTGTTTCGTTGCGGTCCAATGGTCCGGGTTCACACAGAGTGTGTTCCCGCACACATTAACCAGCGTGTTGTCCCCCAGATGGCCGTACTTATCTTCCCACAGGATGCGGTGTACCGGCTCGCGCTTGCCGCTAGGCCCCACAGCAACCCCGTACTGGTAGAAGCCCCACTCGTCGGTGCGGATGTTTCCTTTCCACACGCGGCATCCTACCTTGCCTTTCGACGTGTCAGGCCGGATCTTGTCCTTGAGGCGGCCCAGCATCCGGTAGTGCTTGAGCCTAGCCTTAATCCGTGGAGTCATTGCTGTCCTCCGTGACTAGCTCTACGATGAAAGCTATCGTAACCAACAGGTTGCCTATAGCACCGACGCCGAGCAGTCCTTGTGTCAAGCCTACGTTGTCGATGACCCACGCCAGTCCTGCAATGAACCCGAAGGTTACGGACAGGGCCATCAAGCCTAGACCTACGCCAAAGATGATGTCTTGGATCTTCATTCGGGGGCCCTCCATATATCGCCGCGATAGCGGCTCATGTGTAGCAACTGGCCCGTCTCAAGAGCCACGCTCTCCGCTGTGCGCCCTGCGTAGGGACATCCCTTTCGGGACAGCGACTCTTTGAACTCAGCTAGCACCCACTCGTACATGACCTTCTCTGTCATGTCCTCGGTCACTAGCTGCTCGGCCTTCTTCTCACCGGACCGATAGCATCCTACCACATTGTCGGTAGCATCGCCAGTAATCATTTGCCGGTAGAAGTTCACAAGAGCCTGCTTCTCGGTCAGCAACTCGTAGGAGTTCCGCCGGTAGTTGAACAGCAGCCCCGGCACCGTGCGCAAGTCCTTGTCCTGCGACACGATCATTACCCGTGAGGGATCGTAGTCCAGCGACGCAGCAATACACGCAACCTCGTCGTCGGCTTCGTGCCCGTCCACCTTCGTAGCCTTCCAGCGGCTCATCAGGTAGCGTCGTATCGCTCCGTAGTGGACCGGCTTCTCAAGAGCCAGCCGGTTGCCCTTGTAGGGCTTGATCTTAGCTATCTCATCCCGGTGATTGCCCTTGCCGGTGATGAAGCACTCTACGCTGTCGAAGATGTAGCCGTCGCCGTCCAGCTTGTTTTCGATGCGGAGGATTTGCCGCTTCACCAGTGCGAGAGCGTTCTCCACTGGCTCGGGTTCGGCTCGGGCAACGACGGCTTCCATCTTCCAGCCGTCAGGGAGCATGGCTTCCGTGGCGTCCATGTCCTCCCGTGACGTGCTGATCCCCTCTACGTACTCGTCCCCATTCGACGCAGCCCAATCGTAGAAAGTCTTTTGCGCGGCGAAGCCGCACCCGTAGACCATGCTATCGGCGTCGAACAGGATTCTCATGTGACGACCGGAACTATGGCTACCTTGATTGCCTTGTAGGGCTTCCTGTCATCAGGGCGAAAGTCGTCATTGAAGCTCTTAGCCAAACGACGCGCCTCCTTGACACTCGTCTCAAGGACTCGCCAATCGTTGTCCCAATGATTGCCGCTCTTGTCTACGATGGCATAGAACTGATTTTTCGGGTTAGGTCTCATTTCCCTCCCTCCGGATATAGGCTTCCCGCGCCGTCCCCGTGTAATTGCTGCGGTGCAGCAGCCGAGTTGTCAGCGGCTTCTTCGCAGCACACTGGGCAGCACTGCGGAGCGCCACACACCACGACATGATTGATGATTTTGGCTTCTGGGTGACGCTCGCAGTATCCGGGGCGCACGGCGGGCGAGTTGTCCGTGACTCCCGGTATTGGCATCCAGTGTGTGACGCTTTTGGTTAACGCACGCGGGAGCAGACCCTTGAACATGGGGGCGAGGTCAGCAAGGTCTGGAATGTAAGCGCAGCGTGCCGAGTACCACTTGTATCCGCCGGGATGGGCGAACGTGATTGGCATATTCGCCCCCATTGCGTGATTGTCCTGTTCCAAGATGAAGTGTCCGACGATTGGATAGTCCTCCCTCCACGACCCGCGCAGCAGCACGGCGGTCGTCATGAATTTCATATAGGGGATGCCGATGCCCGACTCTGGCAGTCGCTCGGTTACGGGTATCCAGTTCATTTAACAGCCTCCGGTTGATCCGCTGCGAGGAAGGCGTCGATGGCAGCTATTTCGTCATCGCAATTACAGGTGCAGGTAGCGGTTAGACCTAACTGATATGCCGCCCACGCATCGCAACTACCATAATGGGCATCAACAGCGGCCCGTCTAATTCGATTCTTTGCTTTGAGCAGCAACTCCCGCGTCTCGGCCAGTTCGCGGCGCAGCAGGTTGTTCTCGGCGCAAAGTCGATCCTCGATGGTCAATCGGTGGGCTAGATTCATGGCTTGCGCACCTTAGCGCCACCGTGCCAGCCGTCCGGGCGGGACCGGGCAAAGCGGTCCTCCTGCTCCTTGCTATAACGGGGGTTTCCTTTGACCCACCGTGATGCGGGATTCTTCTGCTTGCCGTCTTTTGTCTTGCCGCCCATTGTGTTCCTCCCGTGGCATGGTAGCGTGTAGCTCGTTGATACGACGCATTGTAGCCCAAATTCCGGCGTTGAGCAACACCCGCATAAACTCATCAGCCCATACTTGGGCGATAAAAAGAGGGGCCGGTGTTTCCACCGGCTCCCCCGGGACGATGATCCGTCCCATCCCCCGGCCTACTTGCGCTTCTTGCGCTTGTACTTGCCCTGCGCTGTCGCAGCCACGCGATTCGCTGCGCGGAAGCCAGCGATGTACGCGTCCTCGACCGTCAACCGGCCGTGCAACTGCCCGAAGGTGAAACCCTTGCGGTCAGTGTAGGCCCACGCCCTATCGAAAACAGAAGGGCTCTTTGCTTTCGTCGCCATCAGTCGTCCTCCCCTTCAAACTCGGAATCGTCATCGTCATCCGCCTCGACCACCGGCTGCTTAACGGCCTTCTTCTTGGCCTTCGGCTGCGGTGCAGGCTCGTCCTCGCCCTGCGCGTCGGCATACGCACGCTCGGTCGCACGCGTCACCGCTCCACCCGTGCTGATGTCCTCCAGATAGAGCGCAGTGTATGCGTCCACCAGAGCTTCCACAGCCGCCAACTTCGCGCTCGTCTTGACAGGCAGGACCACTGCCGTATTCGCCAGCGCGATCTGCACGAACAGCAGGGCGTCCTTACGCGCCGACTGGTAGTGGATCGACGCCTCACGCTCGGCGTTGTTCCCCCCTCGGCCGCCCGAGTAGTTGGCACCGGACGCAGCAGCCGGGGCCTTCGCGGGCTCAACCCGCGTCGGCGGGCCCTTGACGCTGGCGCTCTTGCCGTCGTGGTTCAACTCAGCTTCGAATTCGATGAAGTTGCCCGGTTCCACGATACCGGCACCCCGGTTCTCGTCCATCCGGTAATAGACTGGATCGTTCTCCAGCCGGAAACTCCACAGAATCTTGCGACCCAGATTCTTGTCGTAGAGCTTAAAGACCTGACCTGTGACCTTGCTCATAGCTGTGACTTTCCTCCGTTCCTTCGCCCCAATGGGTGCCAGTCGTGATCCCCACACCCAGCGGGACGAACATGGTGTGGTTGTAAACCTTCTCCAGATAGGAGTACGTATCGTCTAGGAAGCATGATATAGCAATCCGCTTGTACCTGTCAACATCTTTTTCTGCAACATCGGCCACAACCGAGTCATGCACCGTGTTGAGAATGTGGGCGTCCACCGCAAAGCGAGTGCGCCAGAACGTGTACACCAGAGAAATCGGGATGATGTCAGCCGTGGCGAAGGACTGAACAGGCAGGTTCCTGACCTTGTTGGATCCTTCGATGTACCCACTAGGCGAAATCTTCAAGTCCCAATAGGCTATCATCCCACTTGGCAGGCGCAATTGGCCTGTCCGCAGTACCTCCGCTACCCACTTCTCCTGCGTAGCGGTCATTTCAGCGTACCGCGTCTTGAACGCCTGATAATAGGCAACCTCTCTCGGGGTGCCACTCTTGCCCTCGGAGAATAGCGGCTTGAACGTGTGCCGCTTGGCGGCCGTCCGGATAGCCTTCGTCACTTCCTCGGGCCCGATCTGCTTCAAGATGGTGGCTGTGTACGTGTGAGGATCGTGGTCAGGGTTCAGGATGTCGGCCAACACTTGCTTGTCGTGGCCCAAGTCCCCGGCTACCCGGAACTCCAGCCCGGAGCCGTCAACCTCGACCATGACTCCCTTGCCACGAAACAACTTCTTGAACTCCCGGGCCATGTTCTGAAACTGCACGCCACGGGTCTTGCCGTCCTTGAACTTGAGCCGCCTCGCAGTGGACGCAAGACGGTGCGTTTTCGTGCGGCACTGATTCAGGTTGCCCACGAACGTACCGCCATGCTCGGCGCACACTCCAGCGAAGAACTCTAGGCTCTTGGAGAGCGCAGCAGACACCTTTGCGTACTTGGCTTGCAACTTGACGAACTCTCGTTGCTCGTCAGTCTTGGCCTTGAGGCTAGCAAGCACGTCCTTGTTGGTAGAGCGACGGCCTGTTTTCGTCCGGATAGGATTGCCCCTCCGGTCAGTGGCCTCATCGAACTTTAGTACGTCGTACAGGAACTCTGCCAGTTGAATAGGCGACTTGATGTTGCGCCCACCCGACATGGCAACAAGTTGGCTCTCCACTTCGGCCAACTCCTGCCTAGCCTTGACGACCTCCGCCTCGACCCGCTCAGGATCCAGCGTCATGCCCCTGCGCTCTATGTGCGCCAGCACCGGGGTCAGGATGCAGCGAGTGAACATGGCCGGAAGCAACCCATTGTCCTGCATGTAGCGAAGCTGCCGCATGAACAACTGGCCTGTCGTGTCCACGTCGCGCAGTACGCGTCGCTCCAGCAAGTGCTGTGGCATCTGCGACGGGCACACCCCGCCTTGCATGAGGGCGTCGATTACGCGTTCCTTGCCCAGCAGGCCCCAGCGTTTGCACACGCTGTCTAGGTCAAGAGGAACTCTCTGGTTGCCATAGATCACGTACTCCGCAATCATGGTATCCCATACCAGATACTCCGTGATGTCCACCCCGGAGCGTATCAGCCAGCCGAGTTCAAACTTGGCATTGTGGGCTACGAGGATGCCTTTCTTCGGCATCACACGACGCAGCTTCGACACGTCGATCAGACCAGCCGGATGTCCCTCCCGCTTGAGTGCGCCCACCACCAGATGATTCTCTGGCACGCGGGAATCCCCGAACTCAAGATTCGTCGTCTCGAAATCCAAGACGAAGAACGGCTCGCTAAAGTACGCGGCCGGGTTCGGGTCTTTGAGGTAGTACGGGAGCATCAGTCGTTAAAGAGAGAAAAGAGCAATCCGCCAATCACATAGCCTGCCACGAAGCAAACCAGAAACAGGAGTACGTATTCCATTAGGTGTCCTCCAGTTCGTCGGTGTAGCCGTCCACCAGTTCCTCGGAAGTGGGTTCGTCGTCCAGTGAGTCCAGAGAGCAGGGCCGCCCCTCGGATGTCACGTAATACTTCGCCCCGTGTTCACGAAGCAGCCTGATGGTGTCGATCAGGTTGACGATGATGTAGCTCGGCACCTTGCAGGAGAAGGCTCCCCAATTCTTGTGCTGTAGCACGAGATTCTGCAAGCCGTCAACGTCGTCCTCGGACACGACGCCATCAAGCACCTGTTTGAAAGATAGATTTTCAGTCATGTGATTTTACCTTTGAGCTAGGCTCGTTGATGGCTACCGTGAAGTAGCCGTGTTTACCGGACGCCTTGTTCTTACAGACCGAGATAATCCTCTGGCCTGCGGAGCGCAGTGTATCATTAACGCCCATCCCAAGCAACACGTCGGCCGCGCCCGGAATTCCCGTGTTGCTGCTGTCGATGTCGCCATCGTCCAGCACTGCCTTGTTGCGAGCCGAGTCACCGGCCTGCGTCGTGCTAATAGTCACGATGTTGTTCCGCTTGCCGATGGCGCGGATCCCCTGTGCGTTGTGGTCAAGACCCTGCGTATAGTTATCGGCCTTGCCGATGCGGAGGTTCCGCAACTGGTCAACGATAAGGATGCTAGGCTTGTGTTGCCGTACCATCCCTTCCAATTCCTTGAGAGAGCCCGGGGATGCCTCGCGCAGTATGAGGTTGCCAAGCCCCCTCTTGAGCGCAGCCCGCACGGCACTGTCTGTATCCTCGCGGATACGGTCTGCGGTGCAGTTGAGGCAGTTCGTCATCGCACGCACGGCCAAGTCCCGCACGTCATCCTCGTTGATGACGTACAGCACCCGATGGCCGCGCATGGCGGCAGACACGCCTATAGACAGGGCAAGTGCTGTCTTGCCAGCCTCGGGCCTCGCGAACAGCACGACGTTGTGCCCGGGTAAGAGACCCCCTCCTAGATAGTCGCTCAGGGCGCGAGGGGAAATCCGAATACGGCTGCTGTTGTCCAGCCGTGACGTGACCACATTGGCCCAGTCCATCGCCTCGGTGTCCGTATCCACCGGCACTGCGAGGGCCCGCCACTCGTCAATGAGCGTGTCTACCTCATCCTTCGGGGAACGGCTCGCCAGTGCATGAGCCAGCTTGTCCTGCACGCGTTGGCGTGCGACAAGACGCAGCATTTCCTGCACGTTGGCAGCGGACACCGCTTCTTCCTGCAACCGCTTGATTAGACCCTCTACCTGTTCGCGGTGCTTCGGGTTTGCGATGTCCTCGCACGCGTACCGCGTAACGATCAGCGGATCGGCATAGGCTACCGTGCGATCCAATTCATAAAACTGGCTGATGCCCTGCCACACTGCCACGAGTTCATCGGGCAGTACCTCGGCTTCGCCACTCGCGGCAATCGCCTCATAGGCACCCCGGCTCTTGAGAGCCGCAGCCAGCAAACCGAACGGGCTCAAATGCGGCCCCGAACGAGCGTAGCAAACTGCTCTTGTTCATTCATGTTCTTGAAGTCCTTTGGCATGTACAGTACATGGACAGGGCGCGTAGTGTAGCACGATAGGCGCTGTTTGACAATGCCCGCGTCTCGCTCCGCTCCCGGGTCCAGTGCGACAATGAAACCGCTTGTGGGACTGTAGGTTATGTCGGCGCGCACGTCGTCGTGCAGGAATGTGCCGAGCAAGGCTACAGCCCTGCGACCCCACGAATTCAAAGCTGCGGCTGATAGGCAGTCCTCTACGATCCATGTCCCATGATCGGAGTTGGACCCGAAATAGTTGTATAGGCTGGCTGGGGTTTCCTTGTGCGAGCGCACTACCTTGCGCCCGGGACCATCGCGGCGGGTCTGCACTCCAATGCGCTGCCCGTTGCGATTGTGCAATAGCCACACTGTTTCGTCCGGCCAGTCCGCATTAGCGTACAAGCCGATTTGATAGGCTGGCCGCTTGAACTCTCCGAGACATGCTTGATCGTACTTGCCCTGCCAGTATGCCGACAGGTCGCGGCGCAGTGCGCCGGTCCACGGCTTCGGGATCGGCACCTTGCGGATGTCATCCACAGTGGACACGTAATCGCCAAGAGCAAGACGGCCTCTCTTGCCGCACGTCGCACGATGGCAAACGTACAGAGCGTAGTGATTAAGACGCGTGATGTAGAACGCCTCGTCTTTGCTACGGCCGCCTCCGCAGAACGGACAGGACACGCGTGCGGTGTCCCCGTCCGGTAGCTCCGATGCCGCTAGGCGGATGGCAGCACGGGCTTGTGTGATCTTCGGGTTCTTCATGTTGTGCATCATACCAGTTCTCCGTAGATACGTCTACTACTTCAACCCCTTGTGCCCCCCCACGTCGCTCCGCTCCACGCCCCCCAACAAGGGGGGCTTCTGAACGTCATTATACACACTCAAAAAAACGTGTCAATAGGCAGAACCACAAAAGAGTGCAAACCCCTGTTTCTACAGGGAATTTTTAGCAGTTGACAAATGAAAAAACGGGGGCTGTTACAGTCCAGCCCCCTAACTTCACCCACACACACGAGTCAACCTAATCAATGCGCGGAGTTAGCAGCCAAAGTACAAGCAAGACGAAGGCTGCCCAAATCATCGCTGCCCAGTCCAGTCTTTGACGGTCTCGGATGCGTAGGTTGCCACGCACAGCACGAGAAAGGCTCCAACTAGGACCGCAGTGGCAGGGGCTATCAGCACTGCCTGCCATAGCGTCCAGTTATGCCGCGTCGGATGGGAGCCAATCACTACAGCACCCCCGGATAGGTAGTGAAGTAGATGCCGGGGGGGATGCCCTGTCGTCGCTCCACGTCGCCAGTGTACTCGGGGATGCGCGTGTCTCGCGGTCCTCGTGGCACTCCGGCATCGGATAGCGCCATTAGGATGCTATCAGAGTAGCGTCGGCGTGTAGTCGCAGGGCTCCCTCCCACCATTGACAGGACATCCCGCAGGAATGTTGCCTCCGCTGCGCTCAAGTCAAGACGCAGCGTGAAGGATTCCGGAACTACCCGAGCAGGAATGTTCGATTTCGTTGCAATAGCCATTGTATTGTCCTCCTATTTCTTTGACCAGTAGATGCAGAATCCGAGCCACGATATCCAGCCCCACTTTGAGCGGAAGCACCATTCAGGGACTAGGTTGCGGACTAGCCTGCACTTGG